AGCTATTCACAAAAGACCATAAGCTATGTTTCCCATATTATCTTGAAGGAGATATTGTAAATATAAAAAGCAGAACAAAAGATAAGAAGTTTCTGCAAGAGAAAAACGCCACTAAGTGTTTGTATAATATAGATATGTTAAGGACACATTGGGAAGAAACTGGGCTCAAGTCTGTTATCTTTGTAGAAGGTGAGATGGATGTACTAGCCTTATATGAAGCTGGGTTTAGAAATGTTGTAAGCCTACCTGATGGAGCACCTCAAGCAGCGAAATTTAAATCTGATGATAAAAGGTTTATGGCTTTTGAACATTCCAAATGGATTTTTGACGCTGACGAAGTAATCGTAGCCACAGATGCTGATGAAAATGGTAAGGCTTTGAGATTGGAGATTATACATAGATTTGGTAAAGACATATGTAAAGTTGTCAATTTCCCTCGTGAAGATGGTTGGCAATGTAAAGATGCCAATGAATGTTTAATTAAATATGATAAACAAGTATTAAGAGAATGTATACAGTATGCTGAAGAGTTTCCAGTACAAGGTTTACATGGCGTCAAAGAATATCATGATAGTGTGCAGAACATTTATGATGGTAATGAGCAGAAAGCTTTTAGTACTGGATTCAAAGAGTTAGATAAAATATATAAGATTATGCCAAGTACATTTAACTTAATAACTGGCATACCTAATCATGGTAAAAGTAATTTTCTAGATCAGTTGTTATTAAACTTAGCTGAAAGAGAGAATTGGAACTTTGCTATATTCAGTCCAGAACATTCTACACCAAACCACATTAGGCGTTTACTTGAGAAAAGATGCAGAAAGCCATTTGATATTGGTATACACGCTAGAATGTCGCAGGATGAATTAAATAGTGGTATCAACTTTCTTGATAACCATTTTAAGTTTATTGAGAATACAGAAGAAATCCCAGACATTGAGTTTATATTGAGTAAGGCTAAGATAGCCAAGCAAAGGTTTGGTATTAAGGGATTAGTCATAGACCCATTTAATCAGATTAGTCCTAATAGAGATTATGCTAAAAGAGAAGATGAGCATATAAGAGATATAATTGCTAAGTGTCAGCAGTTTGCTAGAAATCATCAAATAGTGGTTTGGATGGTAGCTCATCCTCACAAGCTACAGAGGAATGATAGTGGCGTAGTTCCTCCACCAGACTTATATCAAGTTAGTGGTTCTGCACATTGGGCAAACATGAGTGATGCTGCTTTAGTAGTTCATAGAGACTTCGAGGATAACACCACTAAGATAATTACTAGGAAGATTAGAGAGCAAGGTATCTATGGTCACATAGGTCAAGCATTCTTTTCATTCAGTAATGAGAAAAAGATTTATGAAGAGGTTAGTGAATATGACTACGAGTAACAAGATGGAAATGTATGTAGATAGAATGGTCGATGACATAATAGATCAAGTGGAGCAAGACACTCACTTTCTTACACACGATGAAAGAACTTTGTATATACATACTTTATCTATGAAGCTTCATGAACATTCATTAGGCGTAAAATATAAAACAATTATGGTGAATTGAAATGAATTGTTGGTGGTGTGAAACAAGTCTTATATGGGGTGGCGACCATGACATAGAAGAAGAAACAGAAGAATATGCTATTGTAACAAACCTAACATGCCCCAAGTGTGATTGTTATGTAGAAGTATATCTTCCAAAGGAGAATGTAGATGCTAGTAAGCGATATCACTGATGAGCAACAAAAAATATTAGATAAAAAATACGAAGATGCTATGATGGCGTTAAAGAGTATAGATAGTAAACTATACAATAGGCTAAGAGCTAATGAGAAAATTGGCTTTGAAAAAAATGTAGATATAATTTTGAACGAACAAGAACAATTTGAAATGAGGTTATAATGTTACCATATGTGATAATGTTAGAGGGTTTTGATGAAGCTTATGAAGGCTTTGTGGTACAAGAAAAATTACAAAGACCTACTGTAGCAGTTTATAATAGATCAAAATGTGTTGAAATAATTATGAGAGACAAAAACTATAGCAGAGAAAAGGCTATAGAATATTTTGAAGACAATATTGAAAATATGTGGGAAGGCGATGATGCCCCCTTAATATTAAATTCAATTTCAGTAGAGGATTATGATAAAATTTCCAAGGCTAAAATTATATGAGCACAAAAAACAAAAAATCGAATAAAAAAGTAGGTAGACCTAAATTTGTAGTTACAAAAGAGATGTGTGATAAGGCTGAAGCCTATGCAGCACAAGGATTAACACAAGAACAAATAGCTATGGCGTTAGGTATAGGGCTATCTACTCTATACGAAAAGCAGAATGAATTTATAGAGTTTGCAGAAGCTATAAAAAGAGGAAAGGGTAAAGGCATACAGACTATAACAAATAGGCTTTATGAAAAGGCTCTTGAAGGAGATAATACTGCAATGATCTTTTACCTAAAGAACAGAGCAGGATGGCAAGATAAGATAGAGAAAGAAACAATAATAGAACAAAGACAAGTTATAGACCTAAGTGGAATATCAAATGACGAACTCGAAAATCTCGAAAGAGTCTTATCCAAAGCTATTGCTTCAAGCTCAGAAGGAGCTAATGAAAAGGTCATTGAAGGTTTTTACAAAGAAATCTTGGCAAGCGATTGAACCTGGTAGAGACTTTTACGACAACTGGCATATAGATGCTATATCAGAACACCTTCAAGCTGTGGTAGAAGGCGATATCAAAAGACTTATTATAAACATACCACCTAGACACATGAAGTCTATAAGTGTAGCTGTAGCATTACCAGCTTGGACATGGACTATTCAACCATCAAAAAGGTTTTTGTTTGCTAGTTATGCAGGATCATTATCAATAAGAGATAGCGTTAAGTGCAGAAGATTAATAGAAAGCCCGTGGTACAAAAGGTACTTTGGTGATATATTCATATTAACCTCAGACCAAAATCAAAAACAAAGATTTGAAAATGATAAGACAGGTCAAAGGATAGCTACCTCAGTAGATGGAGCACTAACTGGTGAAGGTGGTGACATAATTGTTATAGATGATCCTCACAACGTAAGAGAAGCAGAATCGTCAGCAGTTAGAGAAGGTGTTCTAGAATGGTGGGATCAGGCTATGCAAACTAGACTGAATGACCCACGAACTGGAGCTTTTATTATAATTATGCAGAGGGTACATGAAAATGACCTTACTGGACACATATTAGCGAATGAGTACAATGATTGGGATCATTTATGTTTACCTGCAAGATACGAAATTGGTCACCCAACGCCAACTAGATCATCGCTTGGCTTTAGCGACCCAAGAACTTCAGAAGGGGAGTTGTTGTGGAAGGAGAGGATTGACGAGAAAACTCTTGATAATTTGGAAAAAAGTTTGGGTTCATACGCTAGTGCTGGTCAACTGCAGCAGAGACCAATGCCCAAAGGAGGTGGTATCCTTAAAGCAGAATGGTGGGTTCCCTGGGAGAAAGATGAACTTCCAGAGATTGAATACTTGGTTCAAAGCTACGATACTGCGTTCAGTACCAAAGAAACAAGTAGCTACAGTGCAAGAACAACGTGGGGCATCTTTAGACAAAATGGACAAGTAAACGCCATAGTTGTAGAAATGTGGTATGACAAGGTAACTTACCCAGAGTTAAGAAAACTAGCACAAGAAGCATATGATGACTGGCAGCCAGATACAGTGTTAATAGAAAAGAAAGCCAGTGGTCAAAGTTTGCTACAAGATTTAAGGATGGGTGGCATACCAGTTTTGGCTTATTCTCCAGATAGAGACAAGATAGCTAGGGCACATAGTAGTTCTGCATTATTAGAGGATGGAAGAATATTCTATCCACATGGAAAAAAATGGGCTAAAAACTTAATAGATATATGTTCAGCCTTCCCTGCGGGTGATAATGATGATATAGTTGACACTTGTACACAGGCTTGGCTAAGATTGAGAAAAGGTTGGTTCATCACTCATTCTACAGATTATGATGAAGAAGATGAAGTTCAGGAGAGAAGGATGACAATATATGGCTAGAGAACCTAAAGTAATTCCCTTTGCAGAAGGTATGCCCTCAGATGATTTTCAGATAGAAGATATTGGCAATGATGAGGTTTTAGTAGGCGACCCATCTTTAGATATTGTGGAAGAGGAAGATACAGCTTTTGACCAAAATCTTGCAGAAATAATAGATGCAAAAGAATTAAATGAAGTAGCAAGTCAACTAATATCTAGCTACGAAGCTGACAAAGAAGCTAGATCAGATTGGGAAGACAGATATAAGGATGGTCTTAAAACATTAGATGTACATGGTGGTCAAGAAGAAGAGGAAGACCAAAGGGCTACAAGAGGACTAAGCAACGTAGTTCATCCTATGATAGCAGAAGCAGCTACACAATTTAATGCAAGAGCAATAGCAGAATTATACCCAAGTGGCGGGCCAGTTAAGACAATAATAGTTGGTGACCCAAGCGAGGAGATGGAAGAGCAAGCTCGTAGAGTTAAAGACTTTATGAACTATCAGATTACTCAAGAGATGCCAGAGTATTTCCCTGATTTAGATCAGATGTTATTTCAGTTACCATTAATTGGACATACATTTAAGAAAGTTTGGTGGGATGCCAATTTAGACAGACAATGCTCACAATTTGTAAAAGCAGAAGACTTTGTAGTTTCTCCAGAGAGTAAAGACCTTTACACATCAAGCAGATATACACACGTTATTCGTATGCCTAAGAATGACTTTAACAAATATGTTAAGGCTGGGTTCTATTTACCAAGTAAATACAGTGGAGAAGATATAGACCCTAGTGGTGATGTAGGTAGTGAGATAGAGGGCGTTGACCCTTATGGAGATAGCGAAGACGAAGTTATGACGCTTCTAGAAGTACATGCGTATCAATCATTCGATGGCATAGATACTATTGAAGAAGAAGACGATGATAACATGGTCGCCCTTCCTTATGTAATTACAATTGATTACGATGCAGAAAAGATAGTAAGCGTAAGGCGTAATTGGAGAGAAGAAGACCCTAAGCAAAAGAGAAGAGATTGGTTTGTAAGTTACAAATTCTTACCTGGAACTGGTTTCTATGGTTTTGGCTTGTATCACATGATAGGTGGTCTAGGCAAAGCAGCTACTGGATCACTAAGAGCATTATTAGATTCAGCAGCATTCGCTAACATGCAAGGTGGATTTAAGCTTAAAGGTAGAGTGACTGGTGGAGAAATGCAGATAAACCCTGGTGAGTTTGCAGACTTAGATGCCACAGTAGACGATGTAAACAAAGCTATTATGCCACTTCCATTTAAAGAGCCATCAAGCACCTTGTTCAATCTTATGAACGCTATCGCTGATGCAGGAAGAAGATTTGCTAGTACTGCAGACTTAAATGTAGGCGATGTCAACCCAAACGCCCCCGTTGGGTCTACAGTTGCACTGATTGAGCAAGGTAGTAAAGCTTTTAGTGCTATACACAAAAGACTACACTATTCACAGGGGCAAGAGTTTAAAATGCTTGCCAAGCTAAACGCAGAATATCTGCCAGAAAGTTTTACATTTGCATTGGGTGGTGTAAGCGAAACTATATTTGCTAAAGACTTTGACGATAGAATAGATGTTATTCCAGTTAGTGACCCTAACATATTCAGTACTGCACAAAGAATTGCACAAGCACAAGCAGTATTGCAGATGTCAAGTGCAAGCCCACAATTATTCGATCAGTATGAAGCTAACAAAAGAATGCTTGAGGCTATTCGTATAAACAACATAGACGAAATACTAAAGAAGCCAGACGATGCAGCAAGAATTGATCCTGTTACAGAAAACACTGCATTAATGTATGGTAAAGCTATAAGAGCCTTTCCAGACCAAGACCACGATGCTCATATAGCAGTTCATCTTCAGTTCCTACAAGACCCAATGTTAGCTGGGAACCCAGGGGCTGCGGCTATGCAACCAATTATGATAGCCCATATTGCTGAACATATAGCGTTGTTATATAGACAAAGAATGCAGGCAAGTATTGGCGTTTCATTACCAACCTTGCCTGAGCTTCGTGACCCTAAATTTAAGTTCGAAGATATTAATCCAGAGATGGATAGGCTTATAAGCGAAAGAGCAGCAGAAGTTGTGGCTAAAGCACCTCAAATGCAAGCGATTGCACCACTAGCTAAAATGATGGAGCAACAACAGCAACAACAACAAAACCCACTACAATACGCACAAGAACTAGCAAAATTAGAAGCAGAAGCCTTAAAAGCAAGAACTGAGGTGCAAATACAAGCTGACCAAGCTAAAGCACAACAGAAACTAGCTATTAATGAAGCAGAAGCGAAACAAGATTTGCAGATAGAGCAAGCCAAGCTACAAGCAGACTTACAAGCAAAAGTAGCCAAGTTGGAACTTGAACTGCAGATGGAGCGTGAAAAAAACCAAGTTGAGCTACAAAAGGAGATAATGAAAGATGCCAATAGTAATAACCCCACAGGGTGAGTAC